GGCCCCACTTTCCGCAGAGGTCAAATCGGCAGGTTCCAAGGTGGAGCGCGAGATACCAGACGCCGATCGTCTGGCGGTCGATGCGGTTGGTTTCGGTCGGCCACACGTTCCCAAACAGTCCGAATGCTGTCTGCCCGATGTGGTGGCGGGTGAATGAGGCGCGCATTACCGGGCTCCCTTCACGCCGCAGACTTCGCAGACGTCTTCTTCGAGGTCCGCCATGAAGGCCAGCGCATCGGCGTCAATCTCGACCACCGAGGCGAACCGGCCCCGCACGCGCGGCTGCGTGGGGAGGCAGTCGGCGCAGAGGACGGCTTCGCGGTCCATGTGGGATTCAGCGACGACCAGGAAGAGCGTGGCGGCAGCGGTTGCGTTCGTCATGAGTCAGAATATACGTCAACACAGAAAACATGTCAACACAAATGTAGACACAAGCGAAAAATATGTGTAGACTGTTTTCCATGGACGACGGACTGACCCTGACCCCACGCCGGCCTCCGGTCGTGCGTCCAGGCACCAAAGGCAAGAACCTGAACATCCGCCTGACCGCGGCGCAGCTGGAGCAGATTCACGAGCGCGCCAGTGAGCAAGGCGTCACGGTTTCCGATTACGTGCGAGAATCAGCCCTACAGCCCAAAGAGGCGTAACCATGCTGACCAAATGCCTGATCCTCGAGCGTTGCACACCAGATGAACTCCTCGCGCTCCGTGACGCCGGCTTCGACGATGCCGCCGCCGCCATCGACGTCAAGCTGGGCCTCTGGGCCGATGCCCTGTATGCGTCCACGTTCCGCAAAGACCCGCCCCTGACGCCACGACCGCAGCCGCGTATCGATTCCGTCGCGGCCAGCTTCAGTAACCAGGTCTGCGCGCTGTCAGATTCCCGTCGCCTGTCAAAAGTTTGATTCTCTGAAATATTCCCATGCCTAAAGGCGGCAAACGAGCGGGCGCAGGTCGTCCTCTTGGCTCTCAGGACGAGTCCACGATTCGTAAGCGGGCTATCCGTGAGCGCATCCTCGCCAAGTTTGAGCAGCACATCGAGGAACTGGCGCAGGCCCAGGTCGATAACGCGATGGGCCTCAAGCACTTCTACCTACGTGACCCGAAGACGCAGCAGTTCGTCCAGATTACCGACCCGAAAGAGATAGAAGTCGCGCTGAACTGCGGCAAAGAGGGCGAATACTACTGGATTCACACGAAGGTGCCGAGCACGCAGGCGTTCACGGCGTTGTCCGACCGGGCCATCGACAAGCCCGTGGAGCCGCCGCAGGAACTCGACGTGCATGGCGACCTCGTCATCCGCTGGGGCGGCTAGGTGCCGTTCAAGGCCAAGGCCGTCAAGCCTGAGGCCCGGATCATCGACATTCCCTACACGCCCCGCATGTGGGCGCGTCCGTTCCATGCCTCGTTCCGCCGGTGGGCCTGTCTCATCCTGCATCGCCGTGCTGGTAAAACCACCTGTGTCATCAACCACCACCAACGGGCCGCGCTCGATAACGACTGGGAGCGTCGGCGCCTGACCACGCTGCTGCCGCACAAGCCCGAGGCCGTCTCCGGGCTGCTCACGAAGCGCCGGCAGTATGCCCACGTCATGCCGAGCTACAAGCAGGCGAAGGGCACGGCCTGGCTCATGCTCAAGGACATCGCGCGCCCGGTGCCTGGCGTGAAGTTCAACGAGTCTGAACTGAGCGTGACGTATCCCAACGGCAACATCCTGACGCTGGTTGGGGCGGACAGTCCTGATAGCCTTCGCGGGCTGGGCCTCGCCGGCGCATCCCTCGACGAATACAGCCAGATTGCCGACAACGCCTTCGGCGAGGTCATCTCGAAGGCGCTGGCGGATCAGTTGGGGTATGGCGTGTTCTGCGGCACCATCAAGGGCCGGGACAAGCTGTATGTCATGCACGCCGCGGCGAAGGATGCCGGCGACTGGTTCGCGCTGTGGCAGGACATCGACAAGTCACTGGCGACTGAGGCCGGGGCCACGATTGACGCGCTCAGGCAGGCGATGGAGGACGAGCGCGCGCTGGTGGTTCAGGGCGTGATGACACAGGACGAGTTCGATCAGGAGTGGTTCCTGTCCGCCGATGCCGCCATCAAGGGCGCCATCTACGCCAAAGAGTTAGGGCAGGCGAAGGCCGACGGCCGTATCTGCCGCGTGCCGTATGATGCCCGTCTCCGGGTCGATACCGATTGGGACCTGGGCGTGGGCGACAGCACCGCCATCTGGTTCTCGCAGCGCCTCGGGTCAGGTGAGATACGACTCATCGACTACTACGAGGCCAGCGGGGAAGGACTGCCGCACTACGTGAAGGTGCTGGCCGACCGCAAATACGCTTACGGTGAGCATTGGGCGCCGCACGATATCGAGGTCCGTGAGCTCGGCTCGGGCAAGTCCCGGCGCGAGATTGCGTTCGGGCTCGGACTCAAGTTTGAGGTCACGCCGAACATCGGGCTGGAGGATGGGATTCACGCGGCACGGCTGGCGATGGCCCGGTGCTGGTTCGACGAGGTCAAGTGCCAAGTGGGGCTGGAGCGGTTGCGGCACTATCGGCGGGCGTGGAATACGGCGCTGAACGAGTTCAAGGACACGCCGGTGCATGATTTCTCGAGCCATGCGGCGGATGCATTTCGTGGGCTGGCGGTGCGGGAGCGGCCGATCGAGAAGGCCCGGAAGCCGGCGTATGCGGCGATGGGTGGGTCACTGGGTTGGATGAGTTGAGGTGGATATGACAGGCATCTTCTGGCGCATTCTCGTGGCGGTTGTGGCGGTGGTGCTGACGTTCGCGCTGATTCCGCCGCTGTCTCGGATACTCGGATTTGGCGTCACGGGTGACGTGATGCTGGTCGTGCGTATCTGTGTTGCAGGGCTGGCGGTGTTCTACATCCTGCGTGGCAGTAAGTGGCCGGTCGCCTGACCGTGTTATCCTGTCCCGCGATGTGCCGCGTTTGGGCGCTGGGGAGCACGCAGAGACGGCACGACGTCTCTCGCGTATGGTCGGCACTGTCCCAGGTGCGGACCGACTTAGGCGCGCGCATCGCCTCTCGCCGTGGCTGAATCCCCGCTAGTCGTCCTCGCCCGCGCTCGATTCGACCAAGCGGCCGAAGCTGAAGCCGCACAGCGGAAGCGCGAGTTAGAGGCGCTGAAGTTTTACGAGGATGACCAGTGGCCGGCCGATGTCCGGGCTGACCGCTCAGGGCAGCAGTCGAGCAACCGTCTGCCTCCCGTCCCGCCGCGGCCGTGTCTGACCATCAATAAAATCAAGCAGCCCGTGCGGCAGGTGCTCAATCAGGAGCGCAATGCCGACATGGGTGTCGAACTCGTCCCGGCGGATGACTTCGGGCTGGAGGGCGTGCAGCCCATCAGCGACGAGGAGATTGAGCTACGGGAAGGGCTCATCCGGCGCATCCAGCGGCATTCGCACGCGCAGTCGGCGCGCTCGTGGGGCTTCTCTCGGGCCGTCATCGCTGGCCGCGGCTTCTGGCGTGTCTCGACGCAGTATGTGTCGCCGAAGTCGGATGACCAGGAGATTGTCATCCAGCGCATCTGGAATCAGGCGAACGTGATGCTGGACCCGGCGCATGAAGAACCGGACGGGTCCGATGCGCGGTGGGCGTTCGTGTTCACGGACATGTCCTTTGAGGCTTTCAAATCGGAGTTTCCTGAGTCGCAGGTCGCCACGCGCTACAGCGATGACGCCGACTGGCGGACGCTGATGCAGGACGCCTCGCCGTGGTTTCGGGAGACAGAGAAGGTCAAGTTCGTCCGCGTGGCCGAGTATTTCTACGAGGTCCTGAAACCCATCAAGACCGAGAGCGGCCGGGACACGACCGAGCGGACCATCAAGTGGGCCAAGATCAACGGGCAGGAAGTGCTCGACGAGACGGACTGGCCGGGGCGGTTCATTCCCATCGTGAAGGTCGTAGGAGAGGAGTTGCAGCCGTTCGACGGGGACCGCCGCGAGATTGGCATGGTCGAGACGTCGATGGACTCCCAGCGCGGGTTCAATTACATGGTGTCCGCAATGGTGGAATCCATCGGGCTGGCACCGCGGGCGCCGTGGGTCGGGGCTGAGGGGCAGTTCGAAGGGCACGAGATGGAGTTTCAGCTGGCGAACAGCCGGAACATCCCGTATCTGCAATACAAGCCGACGACCGTCTCAGGCGAGACGTTGCCGCCGCCGATGCGCCAGTCCGTCGAGCCGCCGATTCAGGCGATTGCGATGGCGATTGGGCAGTTCTCTCAGGGCATCCACGATACGACGGGCATCCCATCCTCGAGCCTCGGGGAAGTGGACCCGACCATCAAGAGCGGACGCGCAATTCTGGCCTTGCAGAAGCAGACCGAGCACGGGACCAGCGACTATCTGCACAACATGGCCCGGTCTATGACGTATGAAGGCCGGATCGTGAATGACCTGCTGCCGAAGATTTACGACCGGCAGGGCCGTCTCGCGCAAATCATCAAGGGTGACACGGACCCGGAAACCGTGATGATTGGTCAGCCGTTCGTGATGCAGAAGGGCCGTCCTATGGTCGCGCCGCCGGGGGCGCCGAATGCGACGACCTACAAGCTCACGCCGGATACGGACTGGACGATTGCGGTCAAGGTTGGGAAGGCGTATGACACGCGGCGAGAGCAGGAATCAGCGTCGATGGGCGAGATTCTGACGTCGCAGCCGGGGCTGTTCCCCGCGTATGCGGACTTGTTCTTTGCCGCGCAGGATTGGCCGGGGTCGCAGCAGATGAAAGAGCGCGCCCGGATGATGCTCCCGCCGCAGATACTCCAGCAGTTGGACGCGAAGGAGCAAGGACAGCAGCCGATTCCGCCACAGGTGCAGGCGCAGATGCAGGCGCTCGGGCAGCAGAATCAGGCGATGGCGAAGGAACTCGAAGCGAAGACCCAGTTCATCCAGACCGAGCAGGTCAAGGCGCAGTCGCAAGCGATGATTCAGCAGATGAAGATTGCCGCCGATGAGCGCATGGACGCCCGCGACAACCAGGTCAAGCTCGCCATTGCGTCGATGCAGGCCCAGATGGAGCAGCAGACGCTGATTCTGAAGGAAGCGTTGGCGGCGACACGGGAAGGCATCCACCAGACGAAGGAACAGGCGCATCAGCGGGCGATGGCGGAGACGGATGCGGCGCTCGAGGTCGGACATGCGGAAGCGGGGCGGGAGTTTGATGCTGCGCAGCGTGAACAGGACCGGGTGTTGCAGTCATCCGAGGCTGAAATGGGCCGGCAGCATGAGCAGACCCTTGCAGAACAGGCGCAATCGGCGCAGAATAGCGACCAATCCTGATGGCGGCACCGATCCAGAACGATACCAGCGCATTCACAGCCGACGGCGACGCTCCTGCCGCGGTGAAGGCGGCGCCGGAGATTGAGACAGCGCAGGCTCAGGACTCGGCCCCACTCCCTGCCGCTGACGAGGCGCCCACGTCCACCGAGACGCCTGCTTCGTCAGCGGAGGCCGAACCCGAGCAGGACGCAGACGGCGAATGGGGCTTTCGGAGTCTCAAGACCGGACAGTTTACGAAGGCGTCTCGGAAAGATGCGGTGCGGGAACTCCGGCACCGGGTCAACACGCTGACGGCTCGTCTGAAGACTCAGCCGGCACCGGTGGCCGCTCCAGTCACTGCGACTCCAAGCGCAGTCTCCGGGCAGGCGGCTTCACCGGCGTCTGTTGAGCCTTCAGGCAAGCCGACCTTTGAGCAGTTCCAAGGCGAGTCGGACCCGCTCGGCGCGTGGATTGAAGCGATGGCGGATTGGAAGGCCGAGACGGCGCTCACGAAGCGCGAACAGGCCATCCACGCCGAGAAGCAGAAGGCGGAACACGCCAAAGCGCAGGAAGCCCTCGCCGCACGGGTCACGTCGTTTGAACGGGACCATGAAGACTTCCAAGAGGTCGTGTTCAATCCCGACCTCCGTATCAGTTCGGTCATGCGTGCGGTCCTCGACTCTCACGAGTCTGGACCCGCATTGGCCTATTACCTCGGCAAGAACCTCGACGAAGCCCTGAGTCTGGCGTTGTCCACACAGAACACGCCTGTTGACGCTCAGTCAATCGCCGCAGTGAGCCGGTTGCTACAGTCGCGGGTATCGTCTGCTGCTCCAACGGGATCAGCGGTGCCTACGGGTCGTTCGTCTGCGCCACGTCCGCTCACTCCCGTGCGGACGGGACGCCCTGCCCGTGACGACGGTCCCCCCGACCCGGCTTCAAGTAGCCTGGATGACCATATCCGCTACTACAACGCCAAAGACGAGGGGAAGCGCCGCCGACGGGCCTAACCAAGGGCCTCGGCCATGAACAGCCTGATCACTCCTGACTGGATCACGAAGGAGACTGCACGGAAGTTGATGAACTCGTGCAAGTTCTTCCCGAACGTCAATCGCAGCTACGACGACCAATACGTGCAGGGCGGCGCCAAAGTGGGCGCGACCGTCAAGGCACGCCTCCCGCAGCGGTTCGTCGCCAACGAAGGGCAGGCACTCCAGGTGCAGGCCATTCAGGACTCCTACGTCCCGATTTCGCTGACGCATCAGCGGCAGGTCGGCACGTCATGGAGCACGGCGACCGAGACGACCGACATCGAAGACGTCCGCAGCCGCTACGTCGAACCCGCGGGTATCGCGCTGGGTAACGTGGTGGACGCGGATGGCCTCTCGACGGTCTATCCCGATGTTTACAACAGCGTCGGCACGCCGGGCACGACCCCGACGTCGAACCTGACCTACTTGCAGGCCGGCGCGAAGATGACGAAGTTTGCGGCCCCGATGGTGGACCGCTGCGCCGTCCTCGACCCGCTGATGGCGGTGACGCTGGCGAATGCCAACTTCACCATCTTCAATCCGCAGGGGGCGCAGGGCACGATCTGGCGCGATGGCCAGTTCGGCGAACGCGCGCTGATGGTCGACGACTGGTATCAGGACCAGAACGTCTACCAGCACACAACCGGCACGTTCACGGCCTCGACGCCGCTCACGAACGGCGCCACGCAGACCGGCTCGAGCCTCATCACGGACGGCTGGGCCTCGGGTGCGTCGTCCTTGAAGAAGGGCGACATCTTCACCATCGCCGGCGTCTACGCGGTCAACCCGGTGAGCTATCAGAGCACGGGCCAGCTGCAGCAGTTCACGGTGCTGGCGAACATCAACGACACGACGGGCGCGATGACCATTTCGATTTCGCCGTCCATCATCACGTCGGGGCAGTTCCAGACGGTGACGAACTCGGCAGCGGACGACTCGGCCATCACGGTCTGGTCGGCGGTCGCGGCGGGTGGCACGTTGGCGACGACGGTCACGCCGCAGTCGCTGCTGTTCCATCCCGATGCGTTTGTCGCGGTGACGGCGGACCTGGCGAAGCCGAACGGTGGGGCGACGACCTCGAGCGTGCGCTCGAAGACGCTGGGCTTGTCGCTGCGCTACGTGCAGCAATACAACATTCAGACCGACCAGAACGCGAGTCGGTTTGACATTCTCTACGGGTGGGCCACCCTGCGGCCCGAATTGGCCTGCCGCGTGGTCGGCTAGGAGTAGACGCACATGGCTCTGACCAATACCTCACTGTCGGCGGCTTGCACCGCCACAGACCTCACGATCAACGTCACGTCGACCAGTTCGTTCGCGGTGGGTCGTCCCATCAAGATCGAACAGGAGTTCATGGGCCCGATCACGGCGATTGCCGGGACCGCGGTCAGCCTCCTGCGACGGGGCATCGATGGCACGGCGGCGGTCGCTCATAACGCGCTGGCGCCGCTCTCGACGGGGCTCTACTCGGACATGCCGCCGGTCACGCCTGGCACGTTCGTGGCGGTCCCGCCGATGAATGACGGGTTCGTGAGCTATTCCGTCTCCGGCGCCATCACGCTGCCGGACAAGAACACCGTCGTGGACATCACCAAGGCCACGGCCGCGGCGATGACGCTGGCGGACCCGACCGTGACGCAGAACGGCATCGTGCTGACGGTGGTCGCGCAGACCGCGGCCGCGCATACGGTGTCGAACTCGGCCGGCTCGGGCTTCAACGGCTCGGGCGCGTCGTTCGACATCGCCACATTCGGCGGCGGTATCGGGGATGCCCTCCAGGTCGTGGCGAACAACGGCAAGTGGATCACGCTCGTGACGAAGAACGTCACGCTCGGCTAACGGAGACCCTGTGACGCAGTTTACCGGTGCGGTTGTCGTGTGTTGTCGGGACAATGCCCGGTTTACGGCGTTTTGGGAATCGGTGTATGGGCTCAGATTGCCTCCCGGTCTGATGTGGAATCAGCCGGGGGGCGTCAGCCTCATCCGGTCGGCGAACCCGTCGATTGCCGCGGCTCGGAATCAAGCGGTGCTGTTGGCGAAGCAGCAGGGATGCCAGTGGCTGCTCTGGCTGGACGATGACCAGCTGTGTATGCCGAACACGCTCCTGAAGTTTCTGGAGCATCCCGAATCGATTGTCATCGGGTTGACGCTGTTTCGTCGGACGGTGGAAGGGTCGGATCGGTTCTTCCCCATCTGGTCGCAGCAGTTCGGCGCCGGCGCGGGGTGGAATGTCGTCACGACGGTGCCGCCGGTCGCGTCGAATGGCCTCGTGCCGCTGGTCTCGGGCACGATGGGTGGCGTCCTGACGCGCATGGACGTGTTTGAGACATTGCCGGGTCCGTGGTTCACGACAGGGCAAGAAGGCCCCGTGGATGAGGTCTGGGAGGACATCGCGTTCTACCAAGCGGCGAAGCGGGCTGGGATTGACGTCTGGGGCGACCCGAATATCCGATTTGGCCATATGGCGACGTTCGCGGTGTGGCCGCAGTTTCACGATGGGCAGTGGGCGACGGTGTTTGCGCGCGACTACGAGCCCATCATGGCCGTCAACTGGACGGATCAGCCACTACCGGCGTCCGTCCCGGCGCCGCGCGTGAGCGTCACGGCGGGTCCGCAGATGGTGGAGGTCTAACGTGGCCGCAGGAGTCTTGCAGTCGTTCAATTCAGCGTTGGCGATCACGAAGTCCGACACCGTCAACATCTACGCCGATTCGGATGGCGATGCGACGAAGGGCGTGCCGGCGCAGTTGACCGAAGCGGTCTACGTCGGGGGCGCCGGGATTGTCGTCGGCGTCTTTCAGAATGGCAGCACGGCGCAGTTCACGGCGGTCGCCGGAGAGATTCTGCCGATTCAAGTCAAGCGCGTGAACAGCGGGACCACGACGGCCACGCTGATGGTCGCGTTGCGTAACATCTAGGAGCGAGAATGCCGATTATCATCACGCCCGACTCCGACTTGGGCAAGGAACAAGCCCGCTGGAATCGTCCGAAGAATCAGTTCGACGAGTTCGGTGTGCCGGGGATGAACGCCGTCGGCTACGTGCCGTATCCCAAAATGGTCTACAAGGCCGCGACGTTGCCAAACGGCAAGGACGTCTGTGGTCAGGACGAGTGGGAGATTCCGGGGCCTCCGGGACAGCCGCCGCAGACCATGAAGGTCCGCACCACGCTCACGGTGAACGACGAGCGTGAGCACAAGGTGGCGCTGTCGAACGGCTACCACCCGACGCCGGGTCAGGCGCTGAAGGCGCTCGAGGAGACGGCCAACGCGGCCGCGTATCTCGCGCATGACAATCGCCGGATGAGTGCCGCGGCCAAGGCCGAGCTCCAGGCGGCGAACGACGAGGCCGGTCTGGATCATGTGCTGGACGTCGAAGTGAAGCGCCGGCCGGGTCGTCCGAAGAAGGTCGAAAGCGTGGACTAGTCGGTGCCTGAGAAGCCGGACTGGTGGGAGCGGGTCTTTCTCGCCTCGCTGCCGGCGCTGATTCAGGTCGCTCCGAAAGCCACGGCGCTCTCGGTCGTCTCTCGGGCGTGTCAGTTCGCGGATACGGCGATGATTCGGCTGGCGATGGAGCAAGACGAATTGCCTGCGACGTGGACGACGGGCCCGACCGATTCGACGCCGATGTGTGCGGATGGGTATCGGCACCATCGGTGGAGTGAAGTCGGGGTCTGTGTCCGGTGCGGGTATAGCAATAAGCAGTTGCACTGGCGGGCGAAGGCGCATCGGAATCGTGAGCGCAAGCTCAGAAAGGTCGCGGGATGAAGTTCCTACTGGCGTGGCTCTTTCTGCTGTTCGCGGTCGTGTTCGTGGGCGCTCAGAACAATGGAGGCGGCGTGGTCATTACGATTGTGTCTCCGTCCACCGGCGCGAATCTGATGGGCGTGTTGTCGGTCGATGTGACCGTCTCTGTCCCTGTGACGAGCCTGACCGCGAATCTGAACAAGGCTGGCGTGCTCGAGCCGGTCGCCACGTCTCCGCTCACGAAGTCCGGGAATGACCACTGGATCGCGGTGATGCCGTTGCCGACGGTGACGGTCTCGACGGGCTACTCCGTGACCGTGAGCGATGGGACGTCGGCCGCGATTCGGGCGTTCAATGTGGTGCCCGGGTCTGAGCCGGTGCCGCCGCGACCACCGACGGGCGACCATCAGGATATTCTGGCGGTGCTGTCGGTGATGCAGATGCAGATACAGAAGGGCTTCGCGCAGTTGGCGCCGATGCCGACACCGCAGGGCGTGGCCTGCGTGGCTGCCAGCGCGACGACGGTCTACGCCAATGGGCATTATAAGCTGACGCTCGATTGTCCCGCCTCCGTGGCGCCTGCGCCTCCGGCGAAGGGGTCTACGGTGAACGTGCTTCCGCCGCTGTCGAGCGGTGTCGTCGTGAAGTAGATGGCGAAATACGTCCTCCAGACTTATGAGTTTCGCGCACCGTTTCCAGGGATGCGTGCCGCGCATTGTCTGCCCGTGGGGGTGTTCTCCTCGATTGACTTTCGCCCACTGAGTGAGTGTGGCGCGCAGGCCCAGTCCACCACGAATGCCATCATGGCCGTCGATGATGCGGCTCCGAATCCGACTGGATCCGTGCAGGTGGCCACGGACCTCGACGAGACGATCTCCGCCGCCCATCGACTCCGGTTGCGGAATGCCTTTAATGCGCCGAATCCGCTGACGTCTACGCGCCTCGGGGACGTGCTGCACGAACTGTTCACGCTGCAAGGCGATATTGACCAGACGCGGTGTTGTGGACCGCTTCTGCCGACGTCTCAGACGTTGCAGTTCGAGATTCATCTCGGCGGGCAGGTGCGCCGGAAGCCGTTTGACATCGGTGGTCCAGAGTGGCCGCTGGTGCAAGCGCAGATACGGGCGATGTATCGACAGTTGCGCGCCGACACACTGCTCGGACGCCTGCCGTCGGGTTTCTACCGCAAGGCGCTCGGTTACTGGCTGCGGAAGTTCAAGTTTAAAGAGAGTGACTTCGCGCGGTTCGTGCCAGATGACTTGCCACGCGAACAGCCACTAGACCCTGCGACGACGCTGCTGGAGACGTTCAACCAGTCGAATAGTCCGGTCCTTGGCCCGGTCTATACCTGGAATCAATTGTTCAACAACTCGACCGTTTCCACGGTCTTCGCCACGGATACGCAGCGGTGCTCCGTGTTAGATACGGTCTTTGGCGGGAACGCCTCCTGCCGCGCCGAAGCCGACGTTTCCGGCACGGACCACTACGCGGAGACGGACGTCGTCGTGATGACGAGTCCAGGGTCGAACAATAACCAGTGGGGGCCCTGCACGCGCTTTTCAATCTCGGCGCAGACGCATTACATGTCGCGTCTCGTGGGTATCGTGAACGAGTTGCGACTGTCGAAGGTCGTCACGGGCACAGAGACGGACCTGGCGACCGTCGGCGTCACGATTTCGATTCCCGATACGGTTCGGCAGACGAGTAATGGGACGTCGCTCAGTGACAGTTTCAACGGCGTGGCGAAGAACTCCGTCACGGACTCGTCGATTACGACCGGCACGCGCGGTGGGTTGTGGGGCTATACCACGACGACGGGGGAATCGATGGGCGTGCCGTGGACGATGAGTGATATTGCGGCCTCGGCGGGATGGGGTGCGCTGATGGGTATGGCTCGGAATCGTCTTGTGGTGGCGAACTAATGGCATACATTGGCGACTTCCGGCTTGGTGACACCTTCGATACGAAGTTCTGCACGGTCACGACGACCGGGGCGCCTACGCAGTTGGCCGGGTCGCCGGTCATCTCGGCCTATCCGGGGAACTCCACCACGCAGTTGACGGCTGGCATTACGTTGTCGGTGGACTTCGACTCGGTCACGGGCCTGAACAATGTGCGCGTGGTCGCGTCGGGTGGCAACGGGTATGCCACGGCCACGAATTACCAGTTGGTCATCACGACGGGCACCGTCGGCGGCACGTCCGTCGTCGGGTATGTGGTCGCGGAGTTCTCGATTGAAGCCCGATCGGCGCTGATGCCGACGACGGCGGCGCGGACGCTCGATGTCTCGGCCGGCGGTGAAGCCGATGCCATCTTGGCCGATGGGGTCGCGCATGGCGGCACGCTCGGCTCGAGCACGGCGACACTGGCGCTCTCGCGGCTGAACATCACGAGTCAGACGTCCAACACGTCGGCGATTACGGCGACGGGTAACGGCACGGGCCACGGCATCAACGCGGCCAGCGGCACGGGCGCGACCGGGAACGGCATCACGTCCACGTCAGCGGCCACGAACGGCAACGGCATGAGCCTGACCGGAAACGGGACCGGCGACGGGCTCCTGGCGACCGGTGGCGCGAGTGCGGGTGGTGACGGTATCGCCGCCGCGGCGGGTGGTGGTGTCGGGATGCGTGCGGCCATCACGGGGAACATCACGGGCGACTTGTCTGGGTCTGTCGGGTCTGTGACAGGCGCCGTCGGGAGTGTCACGGGGGCCGTCGGGTCGGTCACTGGGAACGTGGGCGGCAACGTCACGGGTTCTGTGGGTTCCGTGACCGGCAACGTCGGCGGGAACGTGACGGGATCGGTCGGTTCGGTAGCCTCGGGTGGCATCACGTCGGCGAGTTTTGCGGCCGGCGCCATCAACGCAGCGGCCATTGCCACGGGCGCTATTGACGCCGATGCGCTGGCGACCGATGCGGTCAACGAGATTGCCGACGGCGTGTGGGATGAGCAGTTGTCCGGTCATACGACGGCGGGCAGCGCCGGTAAGGCGTTGTCGGATGCGGGGTCGGCTGGCGACCCGTGGAGCACGGCGCTGCCGGGTGCGTATGGCGCCGGCACAGCGGGGCATATCGTCGGCACGGCGCTGCCAGACATCGCGCCTGGTTCGACGAATGGCCTCCTGCGCGGTGGCACGAACGCGGCGACCAGCATCACGACGGCGCTCACGGCGAACATCATTGGCAACATCACGGGCAATCTGTCGGGTTCGGTCGGGTCGGTCACGGGTGCGGTAGGCTCCGTGACCGGTGCGGTCGGGTCAGTGACGGGGAACGTAGGCGGCAACGTCGTGGGATCGGTGGCGAGTGTCACCGGGAACGTCGGCGGGAACGTGGTCGGGTCTGTGGCCTCGGTGG